GCCGGGTGATCATGATCAGCAACAGGATCATCGACGTGGACAACTACCAGCAGTTCTATGTTGTGGACGTGTTTGATGCAGAGGGAGGGGACACTGAGGTTAAGACGAAGGTGTTGACCGTGGCCGAAGTTGATGACTATTACGTACTATGAAAAATGCCCGCGCAAGCGGGCATTTTCTTTAGTGCAGGACGTAGGTCAGAGTGCCGCAGTCATAAATCCTGTGATACCCGAGTTCCGACGCTATCTCGTATTCGGTGCGGGTATCAGCTTCATCCCGTCGAATCTTATACTTCATGAACTTCTGACGGTTCTCTAGGACTTCCGACCCGCGCTTGACATAATGGTATGCGGGCTTATTAACATGATGAATGATGAATCCATTCTTGGAATATACGTTGCCAATCGAGTGCATCCTGTCGGCATATGAAACCACCGAACCGGGATTGTTCTGGCGGAAGTACTTCAACAACTTAGAGAATCCGCCAACAACCAATACATCCAACTTCGTCGCAAATCGACTCAGTTCCCACTCAGCAGACTTATATGAATCCGCTCGTATGAATGTCATGACGGAAACCAATTCGTCCGAGAAGAACAGACCAAGCTTGACAGTTGCCCGATCTTGACCTTGAAGATGGTTTTCGTTCAAGAATTCATTTTTATCCGCAGATGAAATATCGCGAATCTGGCACTTTCTGGCGTGAATCTTGTTCTCCACGATACCAAACTTGGCCTTGATTCGGGACTTCCAAATTGCTTTCTTATTCTGCCAATCACTGGACCACATCTGGATCAGTTCAATCCCCTTTTCGTTGAGGATGTCCGTCTTTGATACGTGGTATGTTGAATCTTTCCTGAGAGAGTATGCAGTTTCATCGGGCCGAAACAGATGGAAGTACACGCCATTGTATTCAATGGCAAGCTTCTTTTCTGGGATGTAAATGTCTACTTCCCGACCATCGCCAAGTAGTGATCTTGCCGAAGTGATGATTTCTCCATCGTAGAAAGAACGAATGAAGTCAACGATCTCTTGCTCCGCGTTCGACGTACCAGTGTTGTATACGCCACGTGAATTGGCTTCGATGTTGAACTTGACCAGCGCATCCCGGACGGGTTCTTCTGATATTCCCAGATGCGAACCAATTTCCTTGTGAGTAAGGCACTCCGTCTTGTATTTCTGCCATAGCCATTCATAATCGCCCAAGGCATCACTTGCGACGGCGGAAATTCTCTTATGGTTGATGTCGGGTAATGCGAGAGCATCCCACGCGGACTTCACGGTCGCACGGTCCACGCCAAGTTCATTCGCGATGGCTTTTAACGTCATATGTTCGACAACCCGCTTCTGATGAAGCCAGTCCTTGTCTTCCAGAAGGCGCTTTACTTGTTCTAGGTTGGCATTGTATTTCGAATCATCAAATCCGAATCGAACACATGCCTTCTTAACCGTCGAGATTGACACGCCGATAATTTCACCGATCTTCTCGAATGATAGACGCTCGACAACGCGCTTCTGATGAAGCCAGTCCTTGTCTTCCAAACACGCCTTAGCGTCCCCAGAGACTTCGCTGTAGTTGTCCGATTCGATACCGAGTGACTTGCACGCGCGGGACACCGTAATATCCGCTACGCCCAATTCATTACCAATGGCAACATATGAAAGTCGTTCGACAACCCGCTTCTGATGAAGCCAGCCACGGTCTGAAAGACGAGTCTGAGATTCTTGTGATCCAAACTGTGCATTGACATCGCCAAGGCCAAACTTCTTGCATACGCGAATTACCGGACCACGAGAAACGCCGAGGATGGCCCCGATTTCATCGTAGGTGAGGCGTTCGACAACCCGCTTCTGATGAAGCCAGTCCTTGTCAGTCAGTCTGGAATCTTTGATTGTCATGGTATGCACGAATATGTGATGTTGGGGTTATTGTACATGAGTACCAAGTTTGTGTCAACACCAATAAAAAGACCCCGCCGAGCATTCGCAGGGCGGGGTCAAATTTGCTACAGAGTCGTTCTTATTGGTATTTCCGTCAAACCTAGTAATTCCAACTGACCGATTCTTTGTGAAATTTAATTCTAAGAATCGGTCGTTTTCTATTACATAAGGTTCAAAACTTGCGAACGGCGGAAATATTGATTGCGTCCAGCAGTGAACGCGTCAGCGTCCGGTGTGCGACCGTCAGTACCAGTCACGAACGGGTTTGCAATCATGCCGTAACGTGTCTTGAAAGCGATCTTCGGTTGGAACGATTGCGGGTCAACAGCGCGCATCATCTGCAACGGAATGTACGGAGCGTAAAAGAGGCCCGCATCGTAGGCATTCGCGCCCTTGTAACCAACAACGTAGAACTGTTCCGACGCACCGAGGTTCGCCGAGTACGGGTCGATGTAGACCTTCAGCTTGCCGTTGAGCACGCCAGCAAACGTGTTGCCAGTGTCGTCAACTTGCAGAGCGTCTTGACCTTGCAGAGCACGGCCAGTGTCGAGAACGCCAGCCATCGCCAGAGCGGAAGCCACGTCAGCCGAACACACGATGAAGTTGCCCTTGCCGCGACGGGTGTCTTGTGCAATGACGTTCGCATCACGTTCCATTTGGAACAGCAAGCCCTTGAAGCGCTCAACCGACCAACGGCCATTCGCGTCAACGTCAAGGTCGAACACGCCCGGAGTCGTGGTCGTCAGCGAACCCTTCTTCGCCACTTGATAGATCGTGCGGATAACTTCGCGGTTCAGTTCGAACATGATTTCTTGCGAAAGGATGTTCGACAGTTCGCCTTCTGCGTCAAGACCGTGGACAGCCTTCAAGTCTTGTGCGAGTTCGATGGTGTACTCAGCCTTGAGAGCGCGCGACTTTGCAGTCACAGTCGTCTTCTCAATCGTGAAGTTCATTTCGCCGAACGTGCCGCCACCCGATGTACCGAGTGCTTCAGCGTTTGCCGTTGCAATACCCGTGCCGCGCGTATACGTGCCCGGAGTGCCATCATTCAGGACTGCCGGGTTCGTGCCAGCTTGTGCGCCGCCGCCCGAGAATGCCGAATTTGCTTCGTTAACGAACGCTTCCGTGCGGGTCGCCATTGCGCGATCCGTACCGTAGTTCGAGCGCATCGCGAAGATCAGGCCCGTAGGACCAGACATCGGTTGCACGCCACACAGGTCATACGCCATCAGTTGCGGCATCGCGCGACGGACCAGCGAAATCAGGATCGGGTCGAACTTTGCAATACCGTTCGAATCCGAACCAGCGCCGATGTTGTTTGTCGGTGCATCTTCGAACAGGGCTTGGCGTTCTTTAGCCATGTCTTGTTCTTGGTTTTCGAGCAGCTTCGTGACCACGGCACGCTTGTGTGCGTCCTTGATCGGTGCCACGCCTTCTGCGTTCAGGACCGGTTCCCACTTCGCGCTGATTGATTCTGAGAGATTAAACATTAGTACTCCTAAGATGGATTTAAGCTTTACCTAGTTATTTAGTATTTCTGATTTCTTCAGAATACTTAGAACTTGGAATTACGATTGAGAGCGGAAACGTAACGTGCGACTTGGGGAGCGATTTCCTTGCTTTCGCTATTACCGTGACCGGTTTGCTCTGCCAGAAGCGTTTCGGCAGATTTCTTCGGTTGGGTCTTGAAGTGTGCTTCCTTGATGACTGCAACCTTTTCTGCAAACACTTCTTGTGTATCAAACTCGACGCCTTCGACCAGTCGGCCAAGACGTTCAGCGTCCGTTGCTGCCAGACCCTTCGCCGCTTGTTCCAACACAGCTTGCTTTTCAAGTTTGATGATCTTGTCCGACAGAGCAATCGACTTCTCGATTTCTTCATTCAGACGCGATTTCGTTGCTTCGACTTCCGTGGACAGGGATTCAACAACGTTGACCTTATCTTCAGGGACTTCGATGTAATTCTCTACGAACAGGTCTTTCAGACCGGCGATGAACGATTCAGCAACTTCGGTGCGCAGACCAGCATCAACCGACAGTTGGTTTTCCTTCACCCATGATTCCACGACATACGACAGGTAAGCATCGACATCTTCCGACAGCTTTTCCTTCGTTGCCTTCAGTTCTGCTTCGCTTTGTTCGGTCAGCTTTTCGACGGCCTTGATGACTTCCGCATTGACGCGGGCCACAACGACAGCTTCGAACAGGCCAGTTGCCTTAGCAACGAAACCTTCTTCCAGACCTTCGACACCAGCGAACAGGCCAGTCAGATCGGTTGCTTCATTGGCATCCTTCTGGGCTTGCGTCTGGACCGTAGTCGGGTCGCCCTTCAACTTCAGAGCGGCTTGTGCTTCAGCGGGCGTGACAGGTGCAGCAGCTTCATCACCTTTGATGTCTTTCGACAGTTCGGTGTACTCTGCATCTTGTGACGAACCAGCCGGGATCGGCTTCTTATCGCCGTTGTCCATGTTGCTGATAGGGAGCGTTGCACGTTCCGCAAGCAACTTGGTGATCTTCTTTTCCAGTGACATTCTGTATCCTTTGGGTAAGGCATTTACTGATTACAATGTATATTTAGTAAATGCGAATTTTTGAGATTACTTGAGGTATTGAAGCTTGCCTACGAACTGTTCCCAGATGTCCATCGTCATCTTAGGAAGATCGGCGGACTTGGTTTCCTTAATGATTTCTTGAGTCTGGATGATCTTCTCCATCTTCCAAACACCCGATTCACAAATCCACTCAACACCTTCCATGATGCCGTTGACGAAGCAATCAGGACCACTTGGGTCAGTCACCACATCGATAGCAGAGAAGGTCAAGTCAGGACCAACGTAAGTAACGCCTTCACGCAGGGATACAGATGCACCACCACGCGTTGACACTCCAATATTTACGCCATCAAGAATCAGGCCGCGAACAACCTTGCCGACACCTTCTGACAGAATCTTGGCCTTACCCATCACATTGTTACGGTCCCACTTGAGTTCCGTAATCAACATACAGGCACGTTCTGGATCAACCGTCATGCGTTGTGGGTGATTCAATTCACCAAGCGCACGATTCTTTGTCACATAGTTTTCGTTGTACTTATCGACAGCGGATTCCATGTGGGCTTTCGGGTAATTCCGTTTGTTACGGTTCACGATGTTCGACTGAGCAAAGATACCGTGGATGTACAGGTCTTTCTTGTCGCCTGTACCTTCGGTGATCATCTCGACTTCATCGTAGAGTTCTGTAATCAGTTTCATATTTATGCACCACCAGTGAGAGCGGTTGAACGGTACGGCCAGTCGTAACCACCAGACTTACGCAGCCACAGGATGACCGTGCCATCGCCAGCCGTCACTACGGACAGGTCTTTGGATGCTTGGTCATTCAGCTTCACGTCTTCGAAGTTCGTATCAGCTTGACCATATGCCTGAAGGACTGCTACTGAATTGCGAGTGATCGTAGTCAACTGTGTCGGCGGTGCGGAAATCCAAATCTTGCGGATTTCGACCGACGCTTTTGCTGCCGTATATACGTCATCTGAAAGTGCGAGAGAGGCGAGGGTGATCGCTGCCGTACCCGTACCGGTGATCTTCACCACCGTCTCAGTGCGCGTATTTTTCAGGACTGTTTGAACGAGTGCAGTCATGGATTATTCCTTTGCCTTGTAGCTTTCCGTGACATTCTCTGAAGAATATGCCGGATGATTTTCGTGATCCTTCAGGGTCCGCTTGACGTTATCGGCTGTGTTGTGCCCCTTGCTAGGCAAGTGGAAGTGAACGTAGTCACCATGTTCTGATGACTTGATTCCGCCGCCATTGTCGCTATGGAACTGGTGCAGATCGGACTTCACAGCAGCCACTTTGCCCGGATATGCCTTGTGGACAGCTACCGTGACTTCATTGACTTGTACTGATTCCGAAACCTTTACCTTGTAGCCAAGACGCTTGAGCAACTTCGTTGCCTTGGTCTTGCCTTCGTCGTTGTTGTAGACCGTGCCGCGACCCTTCGAGAAGTGGACGTAGTGGTCCTCACCAAGCGCCGGGTCTTTGTACTTGTGCGACATCACGTATGCTGTGTCGCCGTTCTTATGAACGTAGTGCTTGGTATTCTTGTTCCCGAGTACGTTGGCATCTTCTTCAACGATGTACGGATACTCGACGCCGTTCTTTACTTCAGCGATGTTGAACACCTTCGTGATGTGATTCGACCGACGCAGCGCGCCAAGTTCGTCATCATCGACCATGCGAATTTCACTCTTACCGCCGCCGAAGTGAATCTTGACCTTGTGATGGGTCTTATGCTTCGCTTCGCTCAAACCGGGAACCTTGGGTTCCTTCGGAATCCAGACTGAATCACCCTTCATCTTCAGGAGGGCTTTGTTCTGATGTTCCTTCTCAGCTTCGGGACTGGTATTCGTCTCTGAACTCGCAGGATCGACGCACGCATCATCTTTCTTTGCAGGGGCTTGCGCCGCATTTTGTGCGCGGAATTGTGCGAAGTTCATTACTCACCCCGAACGCGCGAGTACAACGATTGTGCAATCTCCACACGGCGTGCAGCCAGTGCGTGTGCAACCTTCTCGGACATGATCTGCTTGAAGCGTTGTTCAGCAGCCGTCTTGTCCGTGCTGATCAGATCGATGAACGATTCCTGAACAGCGGGCTTGTCCCAACCGAACTTCTTGGCGACAGTCGTATGTTCGCCAGTCTTGCCACCATCAATGAACGCCTTTGCTGAATCGAGGTCGTCAAAGTGTGCAGCTTCGCCACGGTCATAGAAACCGTTCGCGTCTTTCTTCGTGCCAACCGACCAGCCCGAACCACTCGTCGCGATAGCTTCGCCGTTGTGATTGTGGTAGCCAGTGATTTCTTGGACTTGTGTGAATTCAGCGCTGAAACCGAACGATTCGCCCAATTTAATGAGTTCCATTTTTGATCCTTTAGTAATCCTGATCAGAATATTTACCCTGATCAGGACATGGTTTTACTTTTTCTTTGACTTCGAAGCGGGAGCGGGGTCTGGTGCCAGTGCAGTCTGTGCCTTCATCATCTGCATCTCAGTATCAAGCTGAACTTCCGCTTGACCTTGTACAGTAGGCATTTCCTGTGCAGCAGCAATTTGTCCCTTGAACTCAGCATCCGCAGCCATCTCGTCTCGTTCCGAATCAATCTCTTTCTGAATCTGATCAATGTCATCGTCATCCAACTTCAACACGTTCTTACGAACCCAATTCTTGCTGTAGTAGACGCCGATATACGGATCAATTTCGGTCAGGATTTCTACGCGATTGCGAAGGTTCTCAATCTCTTTCGCTTCCGCCCAATAGATGTCCGATGCGAACACATACTTGATCTGGGGCTTGATGATCGAATCCCAATCGTCCGGGGTGATCACGCCTTTCAGAACAAGCTGCGTCTTCAACAGGTCATCGAACAGTTCAGTGAACTTGCGACGAATGCGGGAGATGAACTTGGCAAACTTCAATTCATCACGCGTCACTTCCATCTGGCGTCCGAAGTTCAGCGGGTTGCCGCCTTGCATACGGGACGTAGGAACGTTCAGCGCGTTGTACAGCTTGGTCTGGTAATAGGTGATTTCGTCAACTGCACCTTGGTTCGCTGCACCATCCAGCGTGTCAACCTGAGTGCCCGTACCACCCGAAGGACGCGGAAGCCAGAAGTCTTCCATCATCGACATGTGCTTGCGGTCATCCCGCATTTCACCAGTCGAAGCGTCGTAGACGATCTTGGTCTTGAAACGATCCATGACCGACTTGAGATATTGTTCAGCCTTTGGTGTCGGAAGGTTGCCAGTGTCCACGTAGAAGATACGGCGTTGTGGCGCGCGTGCCATACGATAGATCAGCATCCCATCTTCAGCCATGCGAAGCATATTCGTTGGCTTGATGGCCTTGTCCAAGTGACCAAGGACCAAGTTACGATCCAAGTCAATCAGACCAGACGTAACATAGGCAATGGCTTCCGGCGCGATCTTGACACCAGTTGCGGTGTTGTTCGGCGCGGTATAGCCTTGTGTTCTTGCAAACCCAGAATCAGAGAACACGAAATATTCGAGGACTTTGGTGTAGATTTCAACACCCGTCACTTCATCTTTCTTCTTCTCTACTTCCCGGACCTTTTTAATCTTGCGAGGGTCGATGTAGCGCAGTTCTTGGATGCCCGCACCCGGATTCTTCTGATCGAACAGTTTGTGATAGTAGATACGTCCGTCCACATAGTAGCGACGGAAAATATCATGAGCACGACTGTCGAAGTCCAAGAGGTTCAACATTTCATCGAATTCTTCTTCAATGATCCCGCGAATATTCTTGGACAGCTTCACATCTTCCAGATTGAGCTTGACGACTTCTTCGTCGTCCTCTGCGGCAATTGCTTCTGAACAGACTTCTTCGATTGCAGTATCGCAGTCAGGATACTTCGCCGTATCACGATAACGTGAAATCAGTTCAGATTCAGTCTTAGCAGCACCATCGAGGTCGAGATACGTACCATAGTGACCAACAGTGTTTGAGACTGTCGCAGCACCATCATCGTCAACAGGCGCAGCAAAGGACGGAAGCTTCTGTTCAGGAACCTGTTGAAGCTTCTTACCCTTACCCCCGATATTGAAACCGAAGATTTCCATTTAATTAACCACCAGTAACGAGTCCTGCCAGCGGGGTCATCGTGGTCTTGAAGTC